TAGATGGAACGCCTATTGATGGGGCAAATGGTTCGGTCGGTTATGTGGGTGGATTCAATGTTGATGATGTGTGGAACGCCTCAACAAGAACCTTGACAGCAGGAACGAAAGATTCAGAGATTGATTCGATACTAGCAGATACAAACGAGCTTCAAACCAACCAAGGTGCTTGGGCTACAGCTGATGTAAGTGCATTAGCAACTGAAGCCAATGCAACATCTAATAAATCAGCAGTAATAACTCAAGTAGATGCCAATGAAACTAAGATTGACTTACTACAAATTGATTCTACGGCAATACTAACAGATACCAATGAATTGCAAATCAATCAAGGGGCATGGCTTACAGCTGATGTGAGTGCACTTGCAACTGAGACGAATGCAACTTCAAACAAAGTAGCAATCATTGCTGAGGTTGATGCAAATGAAGCTAAACTTGACATTATCGACACTGTAGTGGATAGTATTGAAACAAAAGTGGATTTACAGGAAACTAAAGCTCAAGCTGACACTCGACAAACAGCATTAATTGTAGAGATAGATGCGAATGAAACCAAGATAGATACACTGATAGCAGCTGATACAGGTAAAATGAAAGTTGACTCTGCTACAGGAATAGTAACAGGAACAGTTCTTAACGTAAGTAAGGGAGTTTAAATGGCAGTTAAAAATAAAGTAGCATTGCAAGCACAGGTTGATGCCCTGCTTGCAGACAATTCGAGTGCTGACATATCTCCACAGGATGTTAGAACTGTTCACACTGATGCGGTAGATAGTTTTGTTGATGTAGGAGATGCAGATTATTTGCACCTCCAGGACTTAACCTCATTTACGTCAATCACACCAACTGGCTCAGATGCAGGACTTATTGTTAATGGTCAGCTAGAAGTTGGAACTGTTGCCGCACCGAGAGAGTCTATCTTTGGCGAAGGTGATTCAACTACTGATGATATGATTGTCTTTCAAACATCGGATGACATTGTTTATGTTGATAGAACAACTGTTTTAGCTGTTGATGATGGCTCCACAGTGGGACTATTCAGTGGTACAGCAATAGGATTAATTACTTATATTGGTGGAGATCATCCGTTTGAAGGTATTAAAATTAAAACCAATGTAATTGGTGCCATAGGCCACGATAATGTTATTATAGAGTACTGGGATGGCTCCACGTGGTTTGAGGAAAAAATGATGGCCACTGATGCTAACTTTCCATTCACCCAACGAGGGTATCATGCTTGTGAGGTTGTTGGTTCTGACCAATGGCGATTTGGTGGGAATCATCTAGGGTTAAATTCTGACATGGCAACACGTGCTGTGAATGGAATAACTAAATATTGGTGTAAGATAACTATTATTGATACCTTACCTGTTGACCCTCTTATTGACCAAATTAAGCTACATACCAATAGATTTGAGATAAACTCTAATGGATTTACTGAGTACTTTGGTAATTCTCGATATAAGAAGATTGTTCTAAGTGGTGTAGATCACCTCATAAACAACACTGCTAATTCACCTGCAAGTCAAGCAGTTGATTACACGCCTGAAATAATAGCAGGATATACTGACAACGAGCTTCAAAATAACGCAACTGACTCAGCTGTGTTTCCTTTGAATATTGATGAAGGACTTGATACCTCTATCCCTGTTGAAGTAAAAATCAGCTATTATGTAGAAGGAACTAACACCGGAGATATAGAGTTTAATCTAAGGACTTTATATATTACTGATGGATTTATTTATGATGGTTCGGCTGCATCAGTAGATGAGTTCACACTTATTGATACAGTTTCTTCTGATTCTAATCTAGTTAGAAGAACAGGAACGATGTATGTTGATGCTTCATATGCTCATCCAAACACAGGGATATTAGTTATAATCTCAAGAGATGGAACGGCAGGTAATGTAAGTGACACATTAGCAGCAAATGTTGTTTTAACACACGTAGTAGTAAATGGTTTCTTTTGGAAGCCTTAGTATAATAAACAGGGGCTACACGGCGTAGCTCCACTCTTAACCACCCGTAGGAGGGAATATGGATTTATTGAACACAGAGACACCGACAGCAGAAGTACCACCATCAACATCAGAACCCGTAGCAGTTGAGACTAACTCAGCTCCGCAAGAGTCCTTAAATTGGCTAGACGCAATCCCTGAGTCGTACAGGCAAGAAGGAAGTGTTAATCGTCATGGAAGTATGGATGAACTATTGAGTTCTTATACTCATGCTCAGTCAATGCTTGGACGTAAGAATGGCATTCCTGACTTTGAGAATGATTCACCGGAAGTAATCAGTAAGTTCAGAGAACAATTAGGTGTTCCAAGTGATGCTGATAGTTATCAACTTGATACTCCGGAAGGATTTGAACCTAATGAACAGTTTGGTGCTTTTAAACAAATGGCATTAGATGGCAATGTTCCTAATGAAACAGCTAATAAGTTCTTTCAGATGCACCAAGAAGGGATTAATGGAGCTGTACAACAAGTTAATGATGCAAGGGAAGCTGAGATAACAACGGCATTTGAAGAGTTTCAACGTGACCCTAATTTCTCTGATATGTCTAATAATACTAGGAACATTATGAATCAAATTGACCCTAGTGGAGAGTTCTTAAATGAACAGGTTCTTGCAGGTTTGGGAGCACAAGCACCGATGGTTGTACGCTTCCTTGATAAGGCAGCTAAGATGATTGGAGATGACTCAGTTCCTAAAGCTATGTCAACTACTTCTCATGGTAGCTATGAAGAGGCTTATAGTTCTATCAGAAATAACCCAAATATCAGTGATGACACTAAGAATCAGCAAATAGCTGACCTTACTGCACGATATAAGTAATATATTCATGTAAGTAGGCTTGTAATTTTCATTATGAGCCTATTTATTTCTATATAAAGTGTGTACTTATTACACACAGTGTTACCTCACAAGAGAACACAAATGCAGTAAATAGGTTTTTATAACCGATTGGAACTCTTTTTTGAGTCACCCAAAGTGATTAGGACATGTTGTCCGAAACTATGGGTAGACTATTTCTTCCCGTAGATGTAAACAGGGAACTAAAAAAAAGGAGATTTCCCAATGGCTTATACTGGTGATGTACACCGTTATATTGAGTTCACTCAAGCGGTAAAACACGATCTACAACAGAAAGACTCTCGACTAATGCCAATTGTAACTGAAGTTACAAACCAAGGCAAAATGCAAATGCACGACTTCCTAGGTGATGTAGGAAACTTTGACCCTATTACAGGTCGTCACGCTAACACTAAACTTACAGAAGTAGAGCACAAACGCCGTGCTATTACATGTAAGCCTTATGCTAAAACATTCCTCATTGATGATGAAGATGTTGCACGTCAAGCTCACAATATTGGTTCACAGTACGTTAAGGCAGGGACAATGGCTTATAGACGTTCAATAGATTCTCTAATCTATGCAGGTCTTAACGCTTCTGTTATGGCAGGTGAAGATGGAACTACTCTTGTAGCTCGTCCTACTACTGATGATATCGGTGCTCAAGGACAATACAACGCTACTACTGGTGCATGGGAAGCTTCAGGAGCAGCAGCAGATGAAGGACTTACTATTGACAAACTACGTCGTGCTAAGAATCGTCTAAAAGTTAACTATGCTGACGAACTTGGTGACCTTTGTTTCGTTTGTCACCCTGATAACGTAAATCAGCTTCTTGGAACTACTGAAGTTACATCTTCTGACTACAATACAGTGAAAGCTCTTGTACAAGGTGAAGTTGGAACATTCATGGGATTCCAATTTGTTGAATACAACGATGTTACTGATAGCGGAACTGTTTACGACTGCTATGCAGTTGCTAAAGGTTCAATGTATCTTGCTTCACAGAAGAGTACCGGTGGTCTTCGTACCGAAACTTCAAGACGTGCTGATAAGAACAACGCAACTCAGATTCAGTTGAAGTATGATAAGGGTGTTTCTCGTATGTATGACGAGGCTGTTATCGAAGTTAAGTGTGCTAAATAATTATAATTAAGGAGATTTAATCATGGCAAATGAAGTAATCGACAACTTGACTCCCGACTATGTAGTTGGAAATGAACGTCAACGTAAGCAAATCAACGCTAATGTAACTCCTGTAACTCTTTTAATCACACAGATTGTTAAGATTGCAGACTTCACCGACCGTGTAGCAGTAGCTATCGCAGTCTCAGGTGTAACAGTAGTTAAAGTTAATGCAGCAGGTACTGTCTCAGCTATCTCAGCAGGACAAGACCTTAATGGTTATTGGATTGGATATCAATCTGCTGCAGGTAATACTGCCGGTGATGCAATTGTTGCAACACTAGAGTATTGGTCTCAGACCTAAGTAGTTAATACTTGGTAATTGGCCTATCTTTTGATAGCACGGGTGGGTGCTTGATAGGGGTAGGCTTTTTTTATACACATACAGGAGGATTTATGGCAAAGTCAAAAGTAAGTATAGTTAATATGGCATTAGACCTTATTAATATTGATGAGATACAGAGCTTTGAGAACGCTGAGACACAGACAGAAAGAGTTGCAAAGAGAATTTTCGATGAAGTTTACGAGGAAGTATGTACTGAGTTTCCGTGGAACTTCTGTAGTAAAGTAGTACAACTAGCAGAATCAACCGATACACCAATTTCCTCTTGGTCGAATAGTTATGTTATACCAAACACACCAAAGACCTTGAGAGTGATAAGCATAGAGAATGTAGGAACTGCTGACCCTAACTGGGAACGCCAGGGCAATGAACTTCTTATTAATTCATCAACTTGCTACGTTAAGCTCATTCAGAAGATAGAAGATATAACATTAGTCCCTGCACATATCGTTAGATGTATTGCTACACTAGTAGCCTCAAGAATGGCAGTTCCTATTCTAGGTATTGAAGGTCAAGGATTGGCTTCTTACTATCAGAACCTTTATACATCTGATGTACGTCCTAATGCTTTGTTTCTTGATGCCAATGAAGGTAAATCTAAAACAATTGAAGAGTCTACTGTTATGGGTGGAAACTACGTGGATGGTGTATTTATACCAAATGGAGCAGATTACAACGTATATGTTGATGCCTCAGAGCAAACTAACATTTACTAGGAGATAGTATGAGCAATACAATTAGTTCATTTAATGGTGGGCTGTTCTCATCATATTTAAGAGGAAGACCTGAATTAGAGAAGTATCATAATGCTTTGCAGGATTGCTCAAACTACCACTTATTGCCTTATGGGGCATTACAAAACAGAGCAGGTACATACTTTGTAGCAGATGAGCAAGCAACTGACATGCGTTTAATACCATTTCAGTATAATATTGACCAAAGCTATGTTTTAGCATTATTTAATAATAAGATGAAAGTTATTTATAATGACTTCATTATCGGTAGTGGTGGAGTGCCAGGTGGATTTAGTAATGGATTCAGCAATGGCTTTGATGTTGACCTTAGTGAATACTCTGTTGCTACTCCTTGGACAAATGAGCAGTTATTTGAGATTCAATTTGTTCAGATAGCTGACACTATGTATATGGTTCATCCCGATGTTCCACCACAGAAACTAGTCCGTAGTGCAGATGATGACTGGAATATATCAGAAATTGATTACTCAACAGGGCCATTCTTGCCACATAACATTACAGGAACAACTATTACTCCAAGTGCCACTACCGGTGCAGGGATTACTCTTACTGCTAGTTCTACACTATTTGTAGCAGGTGATGTTGGTCGAACAATTGAGTTAAAGCAAATTAGAACAGATTCTACTACTACAGCTACATCTACAGCTTATAGCCCGTGGATTAAGGTTAAAGGTAACTGGGATTTCTCTACTCGTGGTACATGGACAGGAACAGTTAGTATCTATCGTAGAATAAACGGTGGTACACAAGCTGAATTTCGTTCATTCAATGCTTCAGCAGATAATAACTTCTTAACAGATGGCGAGGAACTAGAAGATGGAGTGGAAATGCGTATATTTGGTCGTACTTCTTGTACAGCTACTCTTACTGTCGATGATTTCTTTGTCTATGGAGTTGCAGAAGTAACAGCCTTTACGTCTGACACTGAAGTAACAGCAGATATACTTGTTGATTGTGATGCAGCTACGGCAACTGTAGATTGGGCTTATAACGCCTTCTCAGTGGCTACGGGCTATCCTACCGCTATCGCTCTGTATAATGAGAGAATGTGCATAGGAGGCACGTTACAACAGCCTAATACCGTATTCCTGTCTAAAATAGATCAGTGGAGTAACTATCAATCGTCAAATAACGCTTTAGATGCCTTATCATTCAAACTAAATACCTCTGAAACTATCCGTTGGATGGAAGAACAGGGTGATTTAATTATTGGTACAAGTGGTAATGAGTATAAGCTAGGGCCACAAACGTCTGATGATGTACTTGGTGGTGATAATGTTAAAGCTAGTCGTGAAGGTGCTGAAGGTTCAAGTAACATACAATCTGTTACCGTTGGTGATATCCTGGTGTTTATTACACGAGATAGTAAAAGAGCTAAGACTATTGGTTATAACTTTGAAGCAGATAAGCTAAAAGCCCGTGATTTAAACTCTTTGTCCGGTAATGAGCTAATGGAATCAGGTGTTAGGCAGGTTGTTTATAAACAGAATCCTTATTCAGAGATATACTTTGTGTTAAATGATGGTTCAGTAGCAATTATGACCTTTGACCAAGATCAAAACATATTCGGTTGGAGTACATTTGAAGCAGCAAAGGACACCGCAGGTATTGCCGGTCTATATAAGTCAGCAACAGTTCTTAAAGGTGTTGATGATGATACTGTTTATTTTGCAGTTGAACGCACACTTAATGGCATTGACTCAATTTTCATTGAAAAGATGGCTGATAGAGACTTTGAAAGCCAAACTGATTGGTTCTTTGTTGATAATGGATTGACTGGAACATTTGACCCTGCTCAATCTACCGTTAGTGGATTAAGTCACTTAGATGGCGAGACTGTAACAGTGATTGCAGATGGTGGTTTACATCCGGATAGAGTTGTTACAGGTGGTAGTATTACACTTGATGGTGATTACTCGACAGTTCATGTTGGTTTAGGGTATCGTTCTATAGCTCGTCCTATGAGTCTTGACAGCTCAGATGGTAGTAATTCAACAATGGGACAGCGTAAAAAGCAGAATAGACTTAAAATAAAACTGAAAGATTCTGTAAGTATTAAGGCAGGACAGGACTTAGATAAGTTAGAAACCTTGAGAGTTAATAAAACTAGTGATATATTTGGTGACGTTATAAAGCCTGAGTCGGGTACAGTTGATTTAGTCATCAGAGGTACACATTCGGAAGAATACGCACCATATTTTGTACAAGACATTCCTCAAGCGTTGGAAATACTTGGATATGTTGCGCCAGTCAGCGTAGGGAGTTAATTATGGGAATAGGAATAGCAGCGGCAGTAGCAGTTGGTGGCGGTCTTCTTGATGTAATGCAGAAGCAAGAACAAGCAGAAGCAGACCAGGATTACTTAGAGAGCCAGGAGGCAATGGCTCGTCAACAAGCAGAAGAGGAGGTTCAGCGTTCTAATAGAATTGCTGAATCAGAGGAGATACAGGCAACAGAAACAGCCCGTAGAGGTCGTTTAAAGGATAAGAAGGCGTTAGCTCGTCAAAGAGCTTTTCAAGCTACTAGTGGCGTTTCACAGACTGAAGGTTCACCTCTAATGATTGATGAACAAAATCAGATTACCTCTATGTTTAATATGAATGATATATTCAATGCAGGTCTTACTAGGGGTTCTGAGATTAGATACCAAGGTAAACAAGCTGAAAGAGGTTTACTATTTGAAGCAGATCAATATAAGTATCAGCGTAAGATGAGCAAGAAGAAAGCTAAGTCTCAAATGATAACAGGCCTGTTTAATGCAGCGGCCAGTGGAGTTGGTGCAGGAATGAAAGCCGGTGGAGGTGCATCAAGTTCAAGTGGATTTAGTGGAATTAGTGCAAGTGGAGGTGGTGGAGCACCATCATTCAAAGGGTTTAGTGCATCACCAATGGGAACCAAAGGATTTTAAGTTATGGCTATAAGAATTTCAAGAAATACACAAGCACCTGCTGAATTTGCAGGTCGTGCAGCTTCACCAACTATGAGATTTAGTGGAGCTACATTAAATGCTGAGAAACAGGCTATTGCAGCAGAAGGGGAGGTTATAAAACTTGCCTTCAATGCAGGAACTTCTATTGCTAGTGGTCTTGCAGCAGGATTCAGTGGACAGACTACAGAGGACTTGGGAGCTATTGCAGCTCAAGGCAAGGATGCTACGGATGCAGCAGGATTCAACATGGATAAATTCACTCAAGAAACCATATCTTCACTTGGTGGTGTTGGTGGTCTAATGGAAGGTGTTGAAAAGCAGAATATAGCAGTCAACATGGTTAATAACTATCAGAAAGGTGTGGCTATTGGTGAGGCTCATGTAAAACAACAGAGTGAAATGGTTGTAATGACTGCTTCCACTACTGCTGAAGCTAACTTTAAAGAAGATATGGCTAAAGGCAACTATGATGGAGCCGTTAACCGTTC